ACGTCAGCGACCACATTAGTCTCCATCGCGCCAGCGACGGGTCGATTGGTACGACTGCGCAGCCAGGAGGCGGCGCCAGCGTATCCGATCCGACGACCGTACTCGCCACGGGCACTTGGTATATCGTCGAGTTCGGTACCTTCGTCTCGAACACGGTTGGGAGAATCGAGACGCGGGTAAACGGGACGCAGATCCCCGCACTTACGTCCATCGCTCTCGGCGGGACGGTGTCCAACTCGATTGACACCTTCGGGCAGTTCTGCTCGAACAACATAACCGGGATCGCCTTCACGGGCGGCGCCGCCTACGATATTGACTGGGTCTGGACGAAGTGGGATTCCGTCATCTGGACTCCCTCGGACTTCCTCGGGAACGTCCGCAAGATCACGCTGCGCCCGAAGGCTGGCACGGCCGGAGACGGCTTCTACAACACCGGCACGGGTTGGTCGGTTGGCGCTGGCTCGACCACGCTCTCGGACGTAATGCGCGAGGCGCAGATGGACTCGGATACGTCCTTCGGCGTGCGCGCAGCCGCCGCCGGCACGGACGCAGACCGCTTCTCGGTCAAGTGCGACGCGATGCCGACGAACACGAACACCGTCAAGCTCGTCTCTCACCGCTCATGGGTGCGGAACACGAGCGGCTCGACTTCGACTCACAAGCGGTTCGTCTACGCATCCACAGGAGGCACTACGCATGATTCCGCCGTGACCGTCACGGATGGAACGAGCTACGCGGGCGGAGTCGCTGGCGGCACGGTTACTTCCGGCAACCACATGCAGGACAACTTCCTGGTTCACCCCAACGGCGCCGCGCTCACGAAAACGCTCGTGGACACGATGGAGCCCGGCGTGAAGGTGATCACGCTCACATGAGCGAAGTCCGGGACACCAATGAGAACTTCTTTGCCCTGCTCACAGCGAGCGACTTCGAGCTGCGCGACAGCGACGAAAACCTCTTCATCCTCTACACGGAGAACGTCGCCGGCCACCAAGTCCAGGACACGGACGAAAATCTGCTCGTGCTCTACTCCATCCCGGATGAGGGCCTACCCGCAGGGCCGGATTGCAACTTCGGCAGCTCCTTCCAGCCCGGCGTCCTCAAAGGTCAAGGGGTGTGTGAGTAATGCCCGCCCCGATCCTCATTCGAAGCACGTTCTGGGAAGGTTCGGACCCCGGCTGGACGCTCGCTCAGGTTGTCGGCAAGGACGGCGAGCTTCTGGTCCTCGTGGACACCGACACCGTGGATGTGAACGTCTACGACACCGAGGACAACTCGCTCGTCTACGGCCCGGTCGTCGTCTCCAAAGCAGCGGTGATCTTCGACACGCTCCAGTATGCGGGCACGCTCTGGACGGAAGACGACCTCGGCTGCAACTTCGCGCACTACCTCGAGGACGCGGACGTATTCGCGACGACCGAGGCCGAGGGCGGCAAGGTCTACCGCGTGGAATACATGATTCACTGCACAAGCACGAACGGCTCGGGGGACATCCCGGTGGTGAACCTACTCACATGCCGAGCAATGGTGCAAACGTGAGGACGTAATGGGCATGAAAAAGAAGCGCGGGAAGAAGAGGCCGTACTAACAGCTTTCCAAAAAGCTGAAACAGCTTTGGCTAACCCCAACATCGCGGAGCTAGGCAGGCCCTACCAGTTCAAGCCTGGTCAGAGCGGGAATGCGCGTGGTCGCCCCGTGCTCGATCCCGTCGAGAAGCTCCTGCGCGAAGCCGAGCGCGAAAAGCGCCTCGCGGCTCAATGGGTGGCGGACCTCGAGGATGCCGACCCGGCCGTGCGCCTCCCCGTTCGCAAGGACCTCATGGACCGCATCAACGGCAAGGCCCCACAGTCAATCAACATCTTCGTGGAGCCGCCTGATCCCGAGGCCAACCTGGAAGGCGTAGAGGCGTGGTCGGGGTTCTAGCCGAGCAGGAAACGAAGAAGCTCGCCCCTCGCGGCGAGATGCTTTCGTTCCTGAACGACCTCCGCGCCTACAAGGGCGAGCGGAAGATCATTCAGGCTCTCATCGAAGGCCCGCGCGGCTCGGCCAAGTCCCTGAACTTCACGCGGTTCCTGTACCTCACGGCGGCTCACTTCGCGGGGATGCGGATCCTCGTCGTGCGTAAGACGCGCGCCGACCTCGCGGCAACGTGGTGCCAGACCTTCGAGAGCGAAGTGCTCCCGCCGAACGTCCGCCAGGAAGTAGTTGGCGACTCGAGCGCGACGCACCGCACCGAGTACCGGCTTTCGAACGGGTCCGTCTTCTACCTCTGCGGGCTCGACCGCCCCTCAAAGCACCAAGGCGCGAACCTGGACGCCGTGCTCATCGAGGAGGCCGAGGAGGTCCAATGGCATCAGGTCCAGGGCTTCTTCGGAGCCATCCGGCAGTTCACCCCGGGGCTCCCCTGGCAGCTCTTCGTGTGCCTCACGAACCCGGGCCCGCCGAAGCATTGGGCGAACCAGAAGGCCATCCACGGGCTCATGCGGCGCGTGGTGACGACGCACAAGGACAACCCCAAGTGGTGGGACGGCTCCGAGTGGACCGACGAGGGCCGCGCCTACATGGCGAGCCTGTCCCGGTACACGGGCGTCCAGCACAAGCGCCACGTCCTGGGCCTGTGGGCTGCGGCCGAGGGGACGGTCTGGGACAACTTCGATGAGCTGACGCACGTTATCGAAGCTCCGAGGCGCGCGGACGGCACGCCGGACTGGACGCAACTCGGGCTCAAGGACTTCATCGGCGGGATGGACTGGGGGTTCACGGCCCCGGGCTCGCTCTCGATCTACGGGCGCGACAGCGACAAGCGCCTCGTGCGCGTGGCCGGCATCTACAAGACCAAGCAGCAGCTCGAGTGGTGGGCCGAGCGGGTGGTCGAATTGGACAAAGAGTTCGGGCTGACGCGGATCATGTGCGACCCCTCGAGGCCGGATGCGATTGCGCTCGTGAATGACCACCTGGCCCGCAAGGGGCTGCCCATGTTGTGCGAGCCGGCGGACAACAAGAAGGCGTCCAGCGCTGGCGGAGACCTGGCCGGCATCGACCTCGTCCGCTGGGGGCTCGAGAAGGACCAGGCGGGGATCCCGCGCATCCGGTTCATCCGTGACGCTCTGCGGTTCGGGGTAGACCCGGAGCTTCAAGCGGCTAACCAGCCTGTCGAGGGCTGGGATGAGATCGCTGGGTACACCTTCGCCAGAGACGCGCACGGCGAGCTACTCGACGACCGCACCGACCCGGACGCGCCGGACCATATGTGCGACGAGACCCGCTACGTCGCCGCCGAGAACTGGAAGCGCGACAAGCCCAAGGTTGACCCCGCGCCCAAGTTCGACCAGGGCTCAATGGGCTCGATCTACCGGCACGCTGACGAGTTCAAGCCGCAGCGCCGGCACCGGCCGATGTGGAGGGCGGGCATCGCATGATTCCCCGCGACCCCGAGCGCCTGTTCCCCTTGCTGGACGCTGCCGAGCAGCAGCGCAAAAAGCACCGGGAAGGCCAGGCTAAGATGATCGCCCGCTTCCACGGCCCGTGGTGGAAGGGCGCCGGCCCGGCTCTCGAGGAAGAGTACGACCCCGCGAACGGGGCCTACCAGTACGTCTCGCTCATGCTCTCGATCCTCGTGTGGGACAACCCGCGATTCATGGTCAAGAGCAAGAAGCCGGACGGGGATCTGTGGGCTGCGGTCATGCAGCACTCGATGGATCGCTGGGCGACGGACACGGACCTCCAGGAAGCCGATGAGGCGACCGTGATGGACTTCCTGTTCAGCTACGGGGTCCTCTTGACGGAGATGGAGCCGAGCCCGGATCAGGACCCGACCGGGAAGGATCCGAGGAGCCGGCCCGTGGTGAATCGGCTCGACCCTGAGCGGTTCGGATTGGACCCGCTCTGTACGAACTTCCGTGACTCGCGGATCACGTTCCACACCTGGGTCCGGGACCGGGAGGAGCTGATCGAGCACGCGCGCGAGCATCCGGACGAGGGCTGGGACCTCGAAGCACTCCAAGCGATGAGCGGGGATGTCGGCGTCGAGAAGCTGAATCGCGACCGCGACGACCAATCGCCTCCCAGGGATGAGATCGTCGGCTACCAGATTTGGGTGCCTGAGTGGGAGACCGCGAAGGCGGCTGCGATCAAGGGCAAGGCCCGCTTCAAGTTCAACGGGACGGTGGCGGATGTAGCCGTCGCGGCGAGGACATCATGGACGGGCAGGAAGACCTACGCTGGCGCGAAGTTCATCCGGAAGCCGCGCCCCTTCTTCGGCCCCTCGTGGGGCCCCTACGCGATGATGGGGGCGTACAAGGTGCCCGGGAGCCCTTATCCCCTGGGCCCGCTCACAGCGACGGAGGGGCAATCGAGGGAGCTGAACGCGCACAAGCGGGCTGGGTTGGACTCGGCGCGGAACCGCAAGCGCATCGGCTTGGGCTCGAATAAGGACGCGCATCTGTCCGAGACGATCCTGGATACGCGGGATGGCGAAGTGGCCCTCGTGAACATGGACAACCTCGATCGCAACTTCAAAGAGGTCGAGCTTGGCGGCATGACGAACGAGCAGCGGCTCGCGATCATGGGGCTGCAATCGGACTTCGACAACGCGCTCGGGATGAGTGATGCGAAGCGTGGCGAGGTTACCGGAGTCGGGACAGCGACCGAGAACGCGATTGCTGACGCTTCGGGGAATCAGCGGTCCTCGTGGATCATCAAGCGCAAGAACAAGGGGCTGAACGACGCTTGCCGGACGGCGGCCTGGTACATCTGGAACAGCGAGGACGTTGAGATCCCGCTGCCGCCGGAGTTCGTCCAGGCGACCGGGCTTGCTTCGATGCGGGGCGGCGAGCCGCAGGGCCAGAAGAAGGACACGGTCACGGTCCAATCGGACATCGAGTTCTCGGACTTGGAGCTTTCCATCGAGGGCTCGAGCACGCGGCGACTCGATGAGGGTGTGGCGCAGGCGCGGGCGATGCAACTCTTCGAGCTGTCCGGCGCCGCCATCGAGCGCGCGGCCATGTTCCCGATGGCGAACTGGAAGGGGATGCTCGACGACGTTGGGGACGCGATGAACGTGCCAGAGCTGGGTACGAAGTCGGGCGTCGAGGCTGTCCAAGCAGCTGCGATGCAAGGGCAGCTCCCGGCTCAACAGGAAGCGGCGGCGCAGGCCAAGATGAGCGGGGACACGGCTGCTCCGAAGCCTCCGAAGTCGATGGCGCGGCCGAACAACACGGTCCAGCGCCCGCAGCCGAAAGCGAACAAGGCTCCTCAGAAGGAGCAGGGCAAGAAGGCCAGAATGGCCGGAGTAACCTGAAAATGACTATGCCGATTGGTGCGAGGTGGGTTCTCGGTGTCGCTGGCGCAACGCGCTATCCCACGAACGGGCAGGGTGGCGCGACGGCGACGGCCACCTCGTCGGAACTTGTGTCCAACAAGCCGCTGGCAATTAGCACCGCAACCTGGACGAACGCGACGCGGACGCTCACCAAGACGGGCCTATTCGCGGAATACACCTACGCTGTCGGTGACAAGGTGCAGATCGCGAGCGGTACCGGCGCGACAGTCGGCGAGTACGTCGTCGAATCGAGAACCTCGGCCAACGCGATCGTTCTGCAAACGTCCATCGGCGTCGGCGCGGACGGTCAGACAGACATTGCCGGGACGCTAACCCCGGCAGCGGGAAGCGCCAGCCAACGAGCCGTAACGATCCTGGGCATATCGGTGGGCGTTGGCGCGGCGGTCGCGATTGACGTGGTGGACTTCCTCGGGGTGGCGATCCCTGGCCTAACGATCACGCTCACGGCAGCCGGAGACATCGGCTGGTATCCATTCGGCCCGTCAGGGGTCGTCTACACGGGCGGCAACGTCGGGATCAAGTGCGGCGCCGGCGCGACAGCAACGCTCGTGTACCTCAAGGGCTAGCCATGGAAATCATTGTCAAGAACTACGAGCACGGTTCGAGCCAGCTCCCCCGGGTGTGGGATCCCAAGTACGTCGCTGCGCGCAGGCGGGCCGAGGCGAAGGCCGAGAGCGATCCGGCAAAGCGCGAGGAGCTACTCCAATCGGCGGATGAGTGGAGTCGCTCGAAGAAGGTCTGGCACAAGACCGACCGCAACGGCAAGCCGGTGTTCACGAGCAAGAAGGATGTCCTCGAGTTCCAGGCGCGCACGGGCGGCCAGTTCAGATTCGACAAGTGAGAGGAGAAAACGGAATGGGAGCAACCTTGGAGATCGTGAAGAACAAGTGCCGCTATCGGCCGGTCGGGGGCCATGTGTTCGTGCGCGTGGTGAAGCGTGAGCGGCGGACGCCGATCCTCATGCCGGAGAGCATGGAGAGCACCGCGCAGCTCTGGGAGGGGCTTGTCGTCATGGTCGGGCCGGGGCGGCTTCGCCAGAACGCTCAGAGCAACGAGGACCGCATCAGCCCTAACTGCAAGGTCGGGGATCGGGTGGTGTTCACGCGGCACTCCTGCATCAACATCGACGACGACGCTCCGGACATTTTCCTCGTGGGCGAGGACAACATCATCGCCGTTCGGATGGAGCACGAGTAATGGCCGCTCCGCAGACGATCACTCAGGACCCCGTGCGCGCGATGGCCGAGGTAGCCATTGCAGCCGGCGGCGTGACGCCGGAGGGCTCGAAGCCCGAGGGCATCAAGCGCAACGATCGGGGCCAGTTCGAGGGGAAGAAGTCCGACGAGGAGGTACGTCGGATCATGGAGAGCGAGTTCCCCGAAGAGTTCAAGCGGCACTCCCCGATGGGGAAGGTGCCTCAGGTGCAACCCAATGCCGGGGATCTACCCGCTGAGGGTGCAAAGGAAGAATCGAAGGAGTCCAGCGCGCCGCCGGACAGGGAGTTGGCGAAAGCCGATGCATTCCTGTCCTCCCGCGCGAAGGTGTCTCCTGCGGTTCTGTCCAAGCTCGACGCCGATGGTCGGAAAGCTCTGGCAAAGGAGCTGAAAGAGTCGGTGGCCGAGAGACAGCGATTGACGCAGCAACTTGCGGACATTCAGAAGGCCAGCCCGACGCCGAAAGTCGAGCAGGCGGAACGCGGATCGACGGTCAGCCAACCGACCGATTCCCCGTCGCTTGCTCCACTCAAGAAGGCATTGAAGGGCATCGCTGACCTGTATGGCGAAGAAGCGGCGGCACCCCTGGACGAAGCGTTCATGTCGCTTGCCTCCCGGCTGGATCGCATCGAGGGCAACCTCGTGCGCGATTCCCAGTCGGCGACGCAGGGCCGAGTGAACGAAGCCAGGGAGGCGTTGCAGGAGCGTATCCCGCAACTGGAAGACGACGATCTATTCCCCGAGGCGTTCAAGGTCGCGGCGGCGCTGGAGCAGGCAGGAGTGGGCAATTCGTCCACACTGGCCGGCACGAAGGCGCTGCTCGAGAAGGCCGCGAGCGTCCTGGGATGGAATGGGGTCGAAGCTTCCGAGCCACAGGCAGAGAACGACGATTTGGCATCGCTGCGCAAGAACGGCACAGCGTCATCGAGTTCGAAGCCGGGGCGTAAGGCTCCGTTGACGAAGGACGAAAAGGCGGAGATGGCGGCACGGTTCGCCATGGATCCGACCATTTCCGTCGAGGACGCGCGCCGGAGGCTTGCGGGGATGTAGAGAACACACACAAAGGCAGTAGCGAATGGTTGGCATGTCCGCGTTCGCCCGGTTCCAAGACATTACCGGGCCGACGTACTACTCCTCGAAAGAGGAGTGCATCAACGACGCGCAGAAGCAGAACACCAACACGCTTGGTTACCTGCTTCGCGGTCAGCAAATGTCCGACACGTTGCAGGGTGGCTCGTCCATCCGCGACAACATCACCCTCGGGGTTACCCGCATCGCGCGGTTCTACTCCGTGGACGAGACCGAGACGTACCAGGCTCCTCAGCCGACTACGACCTGGATCGGGTACTGGCGGTTCGCTCGTACCTATGTCACCTGGACGGATCAGCAAATCGAGCTGAACGACATCAGCGGCGACCTGACCCACATCTTCAAGAGCGAGTGGTACAAGATCCAACAGGAGATGTGGACCGACTGGTTCAACTTCCTCGAGGAAGCTCTCTGGGCTGTTCCGAACAAGACGAAGATGGAGGCCCAAGACGGGACGGACTTCATGTCCATTCCGTCCATCATCAACGAAGAGACCAACGGCTTGGCCGTCCCGGGCGCCGCGAACGGCGGAACCTGGACCACGGTGCAAAGTGTTGCCCCGACCGATTCGGGCAAGGGCAACTGGGTTCCGACCCAACAGAGCTACGCGGCGCTGATCGCGACGGGCGGGGCCTCCGGCCTCGTTTCCGCGTTCGACAAGGCGTTCCTCAAGACGGACTTCTCGCCTCCGCCGATGAAGGCGGAATACTACGAGAGTGCGACGGCGCAGCCGAGCGGGGCGATCTTCACCTCGCTCCAAGGCGTCGCGAACGCGCAGTTCGCGTATCGCTCTGAGAACGACCGCTGGGTTTCCATGTGGGACCCCTTCGGCCGTCCGATGTACGGCGGGCGTCCGTTCGTCTTCATCAAGCAGCTCGACACGGCTCAGATCTTCCCCACGGGGACGGCTGGCGCGTACTCGACTGAGCTTGTGACCACCAACACGAAGGGTGGCCCGCGCTACTTCGGTGTCCAGCCGAAGTACCTGCGCATGGTCTTCAAGAACACCCGTTTCCAGAAGGACTTGGGTGAGCTGACTCCCTACGACGCGCCGCACCGGCACAGCCGGCCGATGGACACCTGGGGCAACCTGGTCGCCCGTTCGCGGATTCGTCACTTCATCGTGTATCCCTCGACCAACATCACCTCGGCCTGATAGCGGAGACATAGACAATGCAGTTTCTTCCGAACTCCTACGGTGGGATGGGACTGATCCCTCTCACCCTCAAAGGCCGCGTGTGGAACCGTTCGGGTGCCACGCTGACGGTCGGCGAAGTGGTCATGACGGATACGCTGGCGCTCGACCCGGAAGACGGCCAAGTGGCCGGCGACCTCGGGACGATCTCCGGCGTTTCGTCCGTGACCTCGAACCCCGGTGCGGATGCCTTCCCGCTGAACAACGTCATTACGCCGACCACGGCGGGACTCGGCGTTCTCGGCGGGGCGACGGCGGACCCGGGCTACTGGTTTGGTCTCGTGATCAGCCTCGGCGATGTTGGTACCGGCGCGGACAACACCGTGGTTGAAGTGCTGTGGCAGGGCCGGGGCGTCGCCAAGATGGCCGCGACGGTCGGCACGGCGCAGTACGGCAAGCCTCTCGTGGCGGCGAACGGCGTTCGGACGCTGACGCTCACCACGGCGGCTGGCACGAAGATCATTGCTCGACTGGAGCAAGACACCACCACGGCCAACACCAACGCGAACGTGCTGTTCGACGGGCTCAACGGCTTCGGCGTCCAGGCCGCGAGCTAGTGAAAGGCGGCGGGGGCTGGAGCGATCCGGCCCTCGCCGAACACACCAATGCCTAGCACCAAAGCACTAGAGGTGTACGTCGCGCAGACGTATGCACCCAAGGCGAGCCCTACCTTCACGGGGACGGTGACTCTGCCCTCTGCAACGCAGCTTTCCAGCCCGGCCCTGATGACTCCGGTTATCTCGGGCTCTCCGAGCGGGGACGGGATCGCTCAGTACGTCGAGGTCACGGTCACGGCGGCTCAGACGAAAGCGCTTCGGGCTACTCCGAAGGCTGTTCTGGCCGCTCCCGGCGCCGGCAAGGTCATTCAGGTTCTCGGTGGCACGCTTCTCCTGGACTACGGGACGACGCAGTTTGCCGAGGACGCTGGCGGATCGAACCTGGGGCTGCGGTACACGGATGGCTCCGGGGTGAAAGCCTCGGATGACATCGAGATGACCGGGTTCATTACTCAGGCCGGCGACTACGCAACGAGCGTCACCCCGAAGACGGACGCGATCGTGGCGAAGGCCGGCGTCGAGAACCAAGGGCTCGTCCTCCACAACGTGGGCGCCGGTGAGATCGTCACCGGCGACTCGGTCTTGAAGCTCAAGGTCGTCTACACGGTCTGGAGCACGGGCTTCTAGCGATGGCTCTCCGCGCCTCCGAGCTTGTTGCACACTTCGAGCACGCGCTCGGAAACGCGGCCATCGACAACTTCGCCACGCTCTCGCTTGTCAATCAGGCGGGGGCGTGGCTCTGTTCCTCTCACTCCTGGAAGCATCTCGAGCGCCCCCCGTACCGCTTGAACCTTCGAGGGACGATCACGATCACGGCGGCGACTTGGACCGAAGCAACGCTCACGCTGACGGTGACGAGCCCGACGACAGCCTTCGCGGACTACGCTCTGCTCGATGGCGACCAGGTCGAGATCGAATCGGGCACGGGCGCGGATCCGGGCTTCTACGACGTTCTGTCGGCGACGGCCTCGGCCATCGTTCTGCGCACGAGCATCGGCTCGGCGGCGAACGGGCAAACGAACATCGCGGGCGAGCTGGCGCTTCCGAGTGCCCGGCTTCCGAGCGACCTACAAGAGCTGATCGACGTTCAATGCTGCGGCGTCTCCGGCTCGAACGTGACGCTGCTCACGCCTGCGGCCCTGATCAACATCAAGGCCGATAACACGGTCTCCGTGGATACGGACTTCTACGGGGCTGTCCTGTGGGGCGCGAGCGTTGGAGTGGACGGCGGGGCTCCGATCCCGAGGCTCGAACTCTGGCCGCCTCCGAGCGTCGATGCCAACTTCTCGATCATGGTGCATTACCGCGCCGGCTGGCAACGGCTGACGCGGGATGACCTCTACTCGAACACGCCGGACTGGTTCGATTCACTCGTGATACAGGCCATGCGCCAGTACGCGCGCGGCTTCGAGAAGCACACGATGGATGAGGAGCTGGCGCGCCTCAAAGGCTCCGTCCTCTATGCGGACGCGCAGCGCAGGGATGGCGGGATCCAGCGGCGCCTCGGCCGGTATCGAGGTGGGGCGGTGCAGCAACGCATGGCGCACGGCGATCCCAGGGTCGGTAACTGGATCATCGAGCTACCCTGATGGCCGGCGCACCCCTCAAGCTCGTGTATCCCTTCGGAGGTCTCAGCGAGGCGTTTGGCTTCGACGAGCAGCCCCCGAAGACGGCGCGCGAGATGCGCAACATGCGCGGGATCGACCCCAAGACGGGGCGACTCCGTGGGGCGTCGCGCTCTGGATTGACTCGGTTCATGGACGCGGCGCTCGCCAATGCGCCGGTAAAGCGCATCGAGCAGATCACCTACGATGCCCCGAACCAGACGTACACCGATCTAGGCAATGCTCTGGCGACGGTCTGGAGCAAGGCCAATCCGTCGAACCGAGACAGTTACGCGCTCGACCTTGACAGCCAGTCGAATCTGTACGTCCTGGATGGAGCGGCCGGTGTCGTCAAATACAACAGCTCGGGCGTCAAGCTGTTCAAGATCGCGCTGACGACGGACGGCAAGCGGGATGTCTGCAAGGCGCTACGGGTGGATCCGGTTACCGGGTTCATCTACGTCGGCGTCTCGGATGGGAACAAGTCCGAGAAGGGCAAGCTGTTCTGCTATCGGCAGAAGGACGACAACGAGACGGACAAGGTTTTCGAGGTTGAACCGGGAGGCTTCGTCCAGCAGCTCCGGATCTACCAGCGGGAACTCTATGCGCTCCTGAACTTCCCCGACCGGGGCCGGGCGTACATCCGCGTTTATGGGCTGATCAACACGACGGACCCCGAGCAGACGAAGCAATGGGAGGTCCCCTACCCCGCCAATGACTTCGATATCTCCGCGAAGGATGGCGCGGTGTTCGTCGCATCCGATGTGAACACGCAGCGTGGATTGGACCCGCGCTCCCCGTTCACAACGCAGAACTCGACCGACTGGACGCCTTACGACCTCGACAACTACAAGAAGCGGATCTGGGCCTGGCACGATTCGACGGTGCGGGAGACGTTCGCGCTTGAGCCGCTGAACTCGGACTCGGGCGACGATGGCGCGGAGATCATCGCGTGGCGGTGCAAGCTTAAGACGGGGCGCGACTGGTACGCGAACCACGGCATCTCCTCTCGGCCGAAGGTGCCCGATCGAGAGGCCGGGCCGGTGTACCGAGCCGAGGGCTTGAACGGGATGCCCACCGTCTCGTTCACGGGCGCCGTCTACGACGGCGACGGACCCGCTGCGGTGGCTGGCCGAACGATGGTCGGCCTCCCGGCCTCTTCGACTGACCGCGCCTACCGCCGCGAACAGCTCTCCCCGATCCCTACCTACAAGGGCGCGCAGTTCGCGGTGTTCATGGTCGTCAAGTGCGGGATCGACGACGAGATCCGTGGGCTGCTCTCTGCCCCCAGGATCGACACGAGCGGGCTCAACCGGTTCCGTGGGCTCGTCATCAACCGCCGCGACGATAACGACCTGCCCGGAGCCGTCGCCATGACGGGTTCGGTGGACCTGCACGATGTAGCTGGAACCGCATCGGATACAGGCCAATCGACACCGGACGCGCCGGCTCCGAGCGGGCCGAACGGCGTGGCTCCCGGGCCGCTCTCGAACACGGGCTGTGCGGTCTTCACATGGATCTGCGACGGCGGCATCCACGACGTTGCAGGCACAGCCACGCGCTCGCTGTGGAGAGTGAACGGGCTCGCGGTCGATCGCTATCAATCGCCGGACTCTTGGTACACGCGCGAATCCGTGACGCTCGGCATTGCGCACTTGGGAAGCTCTGGGCACTCCAGGTTTGCCGGAGAGGTGTGTGAGATCCTGGTCCTGGCCGACTGGCAGAACCAGAACGGCGACGTTCAAAGGCTCATTACCGCTCCGACCTACCCCGATTCCAACTGGGCCGCGAACGGAGATACTGAGGTCGAGCGGATCGAGGGATACCTCGCGCACAAGTGGGGGATCGCACACGAGTTCTGCACCGGACAGGCAGCATGGGCCACGTTCAACGCGAACCCTGCGAACCTCGACACGCTGACGATCGACGGGAAAATCTACCGATTCGTCAACACGCTCTCCCAGGCGAACGATGTGAAGATCGCGGGCAACGTCCGGCAGACGGCCGGCAACCTCTACCAAGCGATCAACCGAATCGGCGATCCCGGGACGAGCTACGACCGGCGCACGCTCAAGCACTCCACGTTC